CAAAACCTACAAACCAGTTCATTTCAGTTACATCTGTTACAGCAATTCTAGTTTCATACCACCATTGCTTAGTAGAGTTATAGTTCCATACTTCTTTACCAGAAATACCTGTAATCTCTCCAGCAGCTGGAGCATCATCTCCAAGTCTTAACCATCCACCAGCATAATCTACTAGTTGATAGTCTGAACCACCGCCAGATGTTACATCCCAATCACCTGAGTTGTAGATCACCCAGTCGTTTTGATAAGCGACTTCTTGACCATAACCACCAGTAATTAGAGGTTGTTTGATACCG